ATCCCGCAGATCCTCTTCTTCTTCCTCCAGCGCTTCCGCCGCGGCTTCATGGATCTCGTCGATCCGCTCTTGGACCTCGGACGCATACTCGGCGTAGTCTTCCTGCTTTTCCTGGAGTGCGTCCCTCGCGTCCTGGATCTCCTCGGCGGCCGCGTCGGCATGCTCCTGCTTGATCTCTTCGATTGACTGCGCCACATCGGCGGCATACTCGTCGTATTTCTCGCGCGCTTCAGCGAGGGCATTCTCGGTTTCCTGATTTTGCTCAGCGAGCGCCGATTCCCAGTTGGCCGTGGTCTCGGCGAGGTCCGCGGCATTCTCCTGGACGTAAGCATCCCACTCGCGGCCGCGCTCTGCGAGTGATTCGGTCAGTGCGGCTTCCTGCTTCTTCAGTTCCGCATTCGGGTCGGGGCCGAACATGCGATCGAAGGCGGCGTCGAGCACGTCATGGCCGAAGGCCTTCAGGCGCTCCTTGACGTACTTGAAGTATTCCTCCCAGATGTTCCGCTGCTTCTTTGTCGACTCCTCCAGGCGCCGCTCGACCTGTTCCAGCTCCTTTTTGATCTCCTTCGGCACCTGCTGGCCTTGGCGTTTGTAGACTTCGATGGTCGCCTCGAGCGTGCGCTTCCGCGCCTTCAACTGCTCTTCGGATCCCTTGGCTGTGGACTGGGAGATATCTTCCTCGGCCTTTTTCGCGGCCTCGACTTCTTTCTGCAACTCCTCCGGCGTCTTTTCGCCGATGGCGTGCCAGGCGTCCTCGTGCTCTTTGATGGCCTTCTTGGTATCCTTCAACGCCTTGTCGAGCGCCGCGAGTTGCTGGCCGGTGACGACGGCCAGTTGGCCGCCGAAATCCTTCATCGCATCCGTGGCCAGGCCGACGCCGTTATTCAGGTCCTCGAAGGTCGGGATGGTGTCGTTCTTCAGTCGCTCGGCCAGTTTCTTATTCGCCTCTTCGATCGCAAGCGCCGCCGCCTGCAGGTCGTTTTTCGACGCCTTGCCGGATGCAATAAGTTTCCAGAAGGCCGCCTCGGCATCCGCGACGCCCTGGCGCAGTTTCGTCTCGCTCGTAATGCCCAGCGTCTTGAATGCCGCGTCCAGATCGAGTGCGGACTCGATCACCCGCTTGAGTTTTTCCGGCAGCAGATCCCAGGCGGCGCCGAACATCTTCACCGCCGCCGTGTTCTTCGTGACGAAGGGGAACAATTCGCCGACAGCCTTGGCGGCGTCCGGTGCGAGGCCCAGCAGTTTTTCGTAGCCGGCGCTCATCGCGTCCAGTTGCTTCTTCGCTTCCTCGGCGGCCTTCTTCGCCGCTTCCGCAGCCTTCTTGCGCGCCTCTTCCTCCTGGCCGGCGAGCTCGAGCGCCTTCTTGGTCTGGTCGCCCTGCTCCTTGCGGCGTTTTGTTTCCGCGGCCGCCGCCGCATTGGCCGCCTTCTCTGCGTCTTCGCGCAGTTTCTTGTCGGCCTCCATCTTGTCTTGGGCGTCAGACCAGGACTTGCCGATGGCCTCGAATTTCTTCGTCAGGCCTTCCATGCCCGGGATCTTCTCGAGCAGGCTCAGCAGGCCTTTGAAGACCTTCATGAACATGTCGATGGCCCATTTGCCGACAGCCACGAAGCCGTCCCAGACGCCCTTCCAAAACTTCATCAGGTTCGTGAACCACGGCTCGATGATGCCCCACAGAATGCCGAGCGCAGCCTTCCACAGGTTGATCAGCGGCGAGAATAGCGTGGACAGGAAATCAATAACCTTGTCGAAGGCAGCCTTGATCGCCGGCCAGTTGTTATAGACCCAGACGCCCAACAGCGTCAGTGCCGCGACCGCGCCGGTGATCGCGAGCGTCATCGGATTGAATGCCGCCGCCAGGCCGAGGCCTGCAACCGCCGATTTGATAGCCGCAAATGCGGCCAGAGCGCCGGCCACCGCTGTCGTGATGGCGGTGACTGCGACAGCCGCCTCCTTGACGGGACCGGGCAGCGATTCAAACCACTTCGCGAGATCGCCGATGACCTCGACGACCTTCTCGATGATGGGCGCCATCTTCGTAAAGATCGAATCGACCGTGTCGCCGATCTTCACCATGACGTCCTCGGTCGCCTGGTCGAGCCGGTGCATGGCGCCGCGCCATCCAGAGGCGGCATCCTCGGCGGCGCCGGCAAACCGCTCTTTCAGATTCGCGGTTACCGCCTGCGCCACCTGCTGCGTGGTGACCAGGCCTGCCTTTACTTTCTCGATCGCCTCCGGGACGGACGTCCCGATCTGTTTTGCCACCGCATTCCAGACCTCGGGCCCGAATTGCTTTTCGAGCATCTTCATGTCCTTCGAGGTCGCCACCACGTGGCTTTGCATTTCGGCGAAGGACGCGCTCACCGCAGTGATCCATTCCGGTCCCTGCTTCAGGCCCGCCGCCGCGTCGACGAGCGCCGTCATCTGCTCCTGGGTATCTTCGGCTGATACGCCCAACTGCATCATCTGCTTCGCCGCCGGCCCGATGGTGTCCTCGAAGTCGAACATGGACTTCATTTCGAGGGCGGACAGGTTCTCGAAGATGGCCTCGGTTTCAGCGGTCGCTCCGTTCAATGCGACAAAGGCCCCATGCAGGAGTTCCACAGCGTGCGAGGCCTCGAGCGCCGCGGCGCCAAACGCCGTGAGGCCCCCCAGCGCGCCGATTGCGGCAACCGCGCCCGAGACCTTGCCGATCGCATCACCGATCGCCTCGAACCGCTGCGCCGTCTGCTGCGCGGCCTCCTGCGAGGCGCGCGTCATGTCGGCAACGGCCTTCAGGAACTGCTGGTTCTCTAATGTCGCGCGAGCTTTTAATTCACCTGCGTCGGCCATGACGTCTTCCTACCGGCGGCCCGATCAAGCCGATGCACCAGCATGTCGGGGTTCTGTGGCCCATAGCGCGATGGCGGCCGCTCGCCTTTGACTGCCCAGCGCATGCCCTGTGCCGGCACCGGGGCGAGAATGACTGCGGGTGTGCCCTGCTCGCGCGCCGTCGTCGGTGTGTCCTCGCGCGCCCTGCGATACGCCATCAGCACCTGCGGCTCGATGACACGACCATCCGTGCGGTTCGAGTTATAGATCGCGGCGGCAACCATTGCAGCGCACCATTCGCTGAAGTCCTGCTCGATGAATGCGCGCTCGGTAAGCGCGTTGAATTCCTCGAAGGTCAGGCTCCAGAGTTCGGCTTCGCTACAACGGAGGTCGTATCGTCCGATGGCCCAGATACTAAGCCAGTCTCTGGGCCCATCGTGTTTTTTATTGCGCGCTCGACGTCGTGCCAGCGTCCGGTGGCCGCATAGATCAACATCGGCGTCAGATCGAGAAGCATCGAGGCGTCGACGTGTTCATCCACCCACTCCTGCGTCACTGCGGGGTTCCGCTCGCGCAGGCCATAGTAGAGAATCACGCTCATCCGCTCGGCGTCTTGGAATGCCGTGCTCAGCCCATCGCCCTTGAATAGCGACACCTGGTGGTCCGCATCGAGCGCCTTGAGTGCGCGCAGGCTGAAGCGGAGTTCCACCATCGTGCCGTCAATCTCGATGAGAATGGGCTTGCCCGGTTCGGGCTTTGAGTAAGTCATGGGGATACCCGCTGGCTTAGGTGGCCGACTGGTTCACCTTGAAGCTCAGGCGCAGCTCAGGAATCTGGACATGCCCGACGCGCGCCGCCGTGCCTGCAGCGACCGTGATCTCGACATCCTCGTCGCCCTCAGTGGGCGCGGTGGGCGCCGTGATCGTGATCCATGACACATCAGGGACCGCGGTCCAGAGAGCCGTCGAACCGCCGGCCTTCACGCTGAATGTCGACGGGCCGCCGGCGGCCGCGATGGTGGCCTCTGCAGGGGTGAGCGAGATCGCCGGCGCCGTTACCTGCCACGGCGACGTGATGCGGATCGTGATCTGGCGGGTGGCGATTCCCTGCGTCGGGTATGCCTCGCCCAGTGACTTCACGAAGCCGCAGGCCACCCGGGTGTAGTGGCTCGGGTCAGACGCGACCAGACGAAACTTCGTCACGATGCGATTCCAGAACAGGTACTCGAGGCCATAGGGCGAATCGATCGCCTGCGTCGGATCCTCGGGGTTCCAGAAGCAGGGGAACGACAGTTCACCGGGATCCGCCATCGTAGGAATGTAGGTGCGCACTGCGGCGCCGCCTGAATGCGAGGTTGTTTCGGCCTCGCCCATACTCGAGGTCGGGCCACCGATATCGCCCAGGCCGGCGATCGACACGAACTCTTCGGGCGTCACGCCAGGATTCGAGCAGATCTGAATGAGCGTGCCGTAGGCGGCAAATCCAGTCTGCGCCTGATCACAGCACCCGGCGCCAGAGGCGTCGCGGAGCGTCGGGGCTTCAAGTGTTGCTGCGGGCATAGTTAACTCCTTGTCAACTGCGGTTTGATACTACGGGTTGGTACTGCGGGTTCGAAGATGATCTGGTACTCCTGGATCACCTGGAATAGGCGTGTGTCGGCCTCATAGGTGGATGTCTGCGTGAGGTAGAACGTTGAGCCGAAGTTCACGCCATCGTAAAGACCGTGATAGGTGTCGAGCCAGGCGCGCAGTGAATCTGCGATCGCCAAGGCGCGCGACTGCGATTCGTCGAAGATCGATACCTGATATACGCGCTGCAGCTGCTTCAAGGGGCCGCGGTGGGTGTGATGCGGCACCGGCGCCACATGGAAAAAGACGATGTAAGGCAGCGTCAGACTCGTGTTCGGGGACTGCGGCGCGCGCAGGAGAAACACGCGATTACCAACGAGGTTCGACTGACTCAGAAGCTTCCGCAGTGTCTGCTCGAAGATCTGCATTAAGTCGGAGGTTTGTAAGCGGTCTCGGCGAGGGAATCCTCGATGATCTTTTTGACGCCTGCCGCGATATCGTTCACGTAGTAACTGTGCATCTCGATCATCGCCGGACGGAAAAAGGGATGCGGCGGGGTGCGGCTGGTCCCAAATTCCACATAGCCGGCGTATTTGACCTTCTTGCGGACGCCCATCAGGATGCCGCGCAGTTTCGCGCTCCCCTTATTCGCGTAAAGGTTTTCCGCCAGGTATCCGGTGCGCTTCGGCGCGAGAGCCTGGGCCCGGCCCATCGCTTTCTGGCAAGGCACGAGCAGAACCTCTTTGAGGCGAGGATCGCGATCGTCCAGTTTCAGGCCTGCCTCTTCCAGCGTGCGTTTCAGTTCCTTCACGCCGGCCCATTCGATCTTGGCGGGATTCCGAGCCATCTACTTCACCTCCCGGCACTGGAGTTCGAGGCCGGCGCCACGGCGCAGCGCGTTGACGATGCCGCGGATCTCATACGTCACGCCGGTATGGGTCTCTTTGATGCGCCAGCGCTGGTCGAGATCGCCCCGGAAGCGCAGAGTCACGACCACGTCCGTGATCGCGACCACGCGCGCCGCGGCATCCTCCTCGAGGCCAGACGCTGGCGCAATCCCGGCCCAGACAGTGGCGATGTCCTGCCAGGAGACTATTTCGTCTTGCTCTTCGTTCAAGACCGGCATTTGCAGCGTTACGCGCTTATCGAGCGTTCCGGCTGCCAGTTCAACAGTGGGCATAGATTCCGCAGACCCGCGCGATTACAAGGCCTCCGACAAGCAGCGTGAGAATCAGGGCGTATAGCCAGAATGCGCGCGTGCTCAAATTACACCTGGTGGATAGTCGCGCTCGGGCGCGAGCAGCGATTCGACGGCGAGCGGGACCGGGTTCATCGTGCCCTCGGCCACCGCCTCACGGTTGCGGTAGAAGTGCGCGATCAGAAACTTGATCGCCCACTTCACGTTTTCGCCTACGCTCGCGTCGATCTGCCGGCGCAGGATATTCTCCGCGTGGAGGCGCGCGGCCATCTCGAGGCCGGCCAGATACTCGTCCTCGACGGTGACGTCCGGCTCGATCCGCAGATGCATCTTCACTTCGAGGAGCGTCAGCACCGGCGCGCGGCCGACTGCGGATGGCGTGAGCGGCGTCTCCGGCCAATTCTCCGGTGGCGCCGAGTTGAAGCCCCAGGCGCCGCCGGTCAGGATCGTGACGAGGTTGCGCACGAAGTTATCGCGGTCTTCGAATGACCTGGGGCCCGGTGGGAACAACTCCGGCGCGTCGGCCAGATCATGCGCCGAGACGCGGATATGCGGCAGCATCGGAGGCTGGCTCAAACGGTCCTCCCGATGAGGAGAGACAGCACCCAGAAGGCCAGGCCGAGCGCGGTGAGGTTCACGCGCGACACGCTCCATGAGATCGCGGCCGCGAGGAAGCAGATGAACGCGAGGATCAGTAGCAGGAGGTTGACGGTAATCACTCGAGTACTCCTGCGGCCTGGTTGATGGTGAAAGTCCGGCCCGTGACGAAGATCGTGCCGCTCCGCGCCGGGCTGCCGGCGCCGTTCACCGCGACGGTGTAGTTCACCGTGCCGGTTGTTTCCTGGAGCGATGTTGGCGAGCTGATGGTGATCCAAGCGGCGTTGGATTTCGGAAGCCATGCGCGCGAGTCATCCACTGTCACCGTGAATGAGCCAGGCCCGCCGATCGCGCCCACCGACGCACTCGCCGGCGAGATCGCAAAGGTTCTGCATCTTCCCTGAGTCATATCGATTTCGTCTCCTTCGGCTCGTGCGGCTCGCGGATCTGGACCGTACCATCGAGCGCGAGCGCGTTGGCTTGTTCGTAGGGTAGGCGGGCGTATTCGCCGGCCTTGCGGTGTTTGCCGCCTGGTTCGGTATACGCCCGCAGAAAGATCACCGTAACTATTGAGGTGTCTCGTTTCACTTCGGCTGCGCTGGCGGCGGCGTATAGATCGGCGGCTGCATGCGGCCTTCCACGATGAGCCATCGATACCCCACACCCACCACCCAGATCAGAATTACGGCGCGGCCCGCGATACCGGCGTCTGGCGGCAAGGGCGGCCAGAGTACCGGCGGTTCAGCGGGGTAAATGGGACCGCCACCAATAACGCCTCCTGGCGGGAGCGGGTGGCCCGCAATCCCGCCTGGCGGCAAGCCCTGATCCGGTCGGACTGGCGGAGTGGCCGGGCCTCCACCAACTACACCTCCCGGTGGCAGGCCGGCGTCTGGCCTGGGCGGCAGCCCTGGTTGGGGCTTGTCCGGCGGTATCGGGATGACAATGGGCCAGTCCGGCGGCGTGATCGGCCACGTGTCGGTTCCGGGCGGCTTGGTCCACCAGCCTGGCGGTAGGCCTTCGATCGGCGGCAGTGGCGGCAGGCCGTTGGGCGGCCAGACCGTGTCTGGATACACCGGACCTCCACCCAGTTCGGGTGGATCGCCCGGCTTCCGAATGATCGTGATCTCAGCAAGCATTCTTGGAGTTCTCCTTCTCGTTCAATGAACCAGATGCATGTTTCTACGGCGTGACGGCGAGGGCGCCTTTCACGAATGCGGTGGGCCGGAATACGGCGAGGGCCACGCGCTCTTCGGCGCGGATCGTGACCATGTTCCGCACGAAGTCATCTTCGTTTTCGTAGGCGATATCGACCGTGACAGCCTCACGATCGAATAGCGTGGCGTTGGGCGCGAATTCGCCCACCAGGAATTGCCCCGCAGGCATTCCGAAATTCGGCACCACCGGCACTCCCCAAAGAGACGGTGACGCCGTGGATGCAGGCGGCCCGCCCAGCAGATAGACGCCCTGCGCGGTCTTGGCGAGCTGCATGCCGGCCCAGTCGGTCGGATTGACGACGATGGCCGTGGCGCGGAATCCCAGACTTGCGAGATAGGCCACTGCGGAAAGGAGCACGTCTGCGGAATTGGTAATGCCCGGCACGAAGGCCGCAGGGAGCGTCGGCGCCTGCGGATAGATGCCGTTCAGATGGCCGGCGGCGTTGTTGCCCATGAGGATCTCGATGTCCTCTTTTTTCAGCACGCCATAGATCAACTGGTCGTCGACGGTCGATGCGAAGTACGGAACATCGGCCATCATCTGGCGGCTGACCTTCACAAACCAGGCGATCGTGCGCACCGGCGCCAGCGCGTCGGTATACGTGACGGTGCCTTCGGCCTTCTTGTCGCCCTCGGCCACCTGGTAGTCGGCGTTATATGTCCAGTTCGCGATGACGTATTCGATGGCGTTTGTGCCGGTGATCGAGACCACGGTGAGGAGATCGCGCATGACGATCGGCAAGGTGGGCGGCACGAAGTGGCCCACCCGCACCGGCACGATCGGATAGCCGGATGACACCGTCGTGATGGCTTTCAGGTCGCGGATGCGGCCTGGCGCCGTCAATTGAATGCGCGTCTTGCCGGCAAAGCCGGCGGCCGCGGCGGCCTTGTATCCCTCGAGTGCCGCGATGCGGTGGCCGAGCGAAAGCGGTTCGCCACCCGAGAGCACGCCATCCGGCATGCGCGAGGTGCGCTCCTTGATCAGCCGCTCAGACTTCGTTTCCTGGGCGGCCGCCCACTCAAGCCACTTGGCTTCAAATGCCTTTCCCTGCGCGACGATCTGCTCGCTCGATTTCCCCTCCCAGCCTTTCTGCAGGTCGAGGACGAGCGCCCGGATCTGCTCGCCAAATTCCTTATCGATTGGTTCCATGCGATTGCTCCTTAATCGCGGCACAAGCGGCCGCGAATAGTTCCTGATGCCTCTTCGTCCGGGCGTCCCAC